ATACAAACGTTTTGGAATTTGGCAGCCAAATACCATTTTCCAAGAAAATTGAAGTAATAACAAAAAAAATTTATGATTATGCGAGTGAAAGCAGAAACGGAGGGTAAAACAAAGGACGTCGGATTGTTGGACGTTACCCCGGAAAATTTCATTGTCCCAAAAGGGGAAGAAAGTTTTTATCATTGTCGTATTGAGGTTGTAAAATTCAACCAAGAAACGGGCGAAAGAATTTCACGACCACGTATGCAGGTTTTCGGAAAAAAGTTCTTTGAAACATTCGGATTGCACAATTTGCGAAAAATGGGTTATAAAGTTGACATTATGCACGACCCGAACGTTTGGGAGGCAGCGAACAAAGAAAAGATTGAAGCCAGCAAACGAGCAAAGGCAGAAGCAGCAGCAAAGGCGGCAGTAGAAGCAAAGGCGGCAGAACGTGAACAAATGAAAGCCGAAATTATTGCAGAACTGACAGCCGCCGGAGTTATCCCAGCAGAACCAAAGAAAGCCGGACGAAAACCAAAAGCCGAAAAAACAGCAGAAGCAGAGGAAGCGGCAGGCGATAGCCCGGAAAACAACGAGAATGTTTAACCATTAAAAATTACGAATATGGCACAGATTGCACAGCAAGACAATTTGGTTATTGAAGTAACCACAACCGCCAAAGCATTGGACAGCGACACAAAGAAAAAGTTGATTGAATGTATTAAGGGCGGAACAATTACCGACGTTATTTTGGTAACAAAAGAGGTTGACAAGAAAATCAGCCATGCACGTGTTGTTAGTTGGTTGGTTGACACAGCCGGGAGTTCCCCAAAATACACAATTGATATTATTAACGCAAACAGCGGAGCAGTAGAAGAAATCGCACTTAATTAATTCAAAGGGTAAGAATATTATGTTAACGAGAGAAATTTTAGTTGCAAATGCGGCTTTGTCGGGATTGTCTGACGAACAGATTACAGCGATAACAACATTATCGCAGAATGACGAAAACAGCGTTATTGCCAAGAAAACGGGCGAAATTTACGGGGCTTTGGATGCCGATATTTTGGCGGTTTCCGGTATCGCTAAAAATGGAACCGAAAAAACGTATGATTACGCAAAACGTGTAATGGGGGAAATGAAAACAAAAGCCGATGGCGCAACCGGGCTGCAATCGCAGATTGATTCATTGACCAAGGAAAGAGCCCGTTTAGAAAAGGCAATTGCCGATGGTGCGGCAGATGCGGAAACCGTGAAAGCATTGAAGCAGGCAAAAGCAGATTTGCAGAACGTGACAACGCAGTTTACCGAGTTGACAACCAAGTATGAGGCAGAAAAGGCAAACCACGAAAAAGAATTGTTCGGAGTAAGAATTGACAACGCATTGCAGACAGCCGCCGCCGGGCTTAAATTCAAAGCAGGATTCCCGGAAAGCGTAACAAAGGTTATTTTGACGCAGGCGACCGAAAAAGTAAAAGGCATGAACCCGGAATATATAGACGACGGAAACGGCGGAAAGGTTTTGGCGTTCAAAGATGCAAGCGGCGCAATTATGCGCAATCCAAACAATCAGTTGAACCCATTCACGCCCGCCGAGTTGCTGACAAAAGAATTGGAAACGATGGGAGTATTGGAGCAGCAAAGACAACAGCCAGGAGGCGGCACAAATAAGCCCGCAGGCGGTGCCGGAGGCGGCGGAATTACATTGGACGTAAGCGGAGCCAAAACGCAATCAGAGGCGTACGAACTTATTACAAAACAATTGATGGCGCAAGGTAAAACGGTAGGTTCCAAAGAGTTTGACGAAGATATGAGAAAGGTTTGGCAGGAAAATAGTATTAACAAATTGCCGGAGAGATAATTGGGTAATGGGTAAACCCGCATTTAATAACAAATTAAAATAAAAAGACTATGAGTTTAATTGCAACAAGATTACAGAATTGGCGAGTAGAAAACCCGGAGTTAGACCGTAATATGACCCGCCCGTGCGAGTATGGCGCATTGGATTTTTTCGTTGAACAGACCAACGCCGGAAATTCCATTTTGTCCCCGAAATTGCGTGAACGTGCGTTTGACTCAATCGGAAATACGGTACAAGTTCCGGTTATCAATTACGATGGCGACGTTACGGTTAGCAACGTTCGTACGTGTGTTATCCCGGACGATGAAAACACGTCCGCACTTTATACCGTGGTTTGGGCGACATATTCCGTCGGCTTTACAATGGTGCCAACGTTGTATATGAACAACGAAATTTCGTATGACCACGATTTCAACCGCAAAATGGAAAAGGTTTGCAGAGCGTTTGCAAATTCGTTAGACCAAGCAGCCGTTTCAGCGTTGGAGGCAGAAAAAACCAAAGTATTAAAAGACAACTTGAATTACAATTTTACTGCAAACGTTATTGAGGTTCCAGCGCAGATGGCAACCGAAATTATGGGCGATATTAACCCGATTATGCGTGCAAATTGTTATCCGGGTTTGGTTCACATCGTAGGTAACGCCGGAATTGACAGCCTTATTAAAAAATTGGCACAGCACGGTATTTATAACGACGTAAACAAGCGTATGGAATACGAAAATAAAGTGTTCCATTATACAAACAACGTCGTAAATGAAACTGGAAAAAACGGCACATTCTTTGCCGTAGAGGATGGTAACGTTGGCGTTTTAACACGTGTTGACCGTGAGGCGTTGAACCGCACCCGTGCGAATTTCCACGAATGGGACGTTGTACGTTTGCCGTACATTGATTTGCCCGTTGGTTCGCACTATTACACAGCAGTTGGCGACCAGTCACAGACAGCAGGCGCAGCGAGTGCCGATATGACGTGCAACGTGAAAGAATATTTTGGATTTAGCGCAGACGTTGCGTTTGTAGTTGCTTACAACAGCAACTCAACAGACGTTGCAAATCCGATTATCAAAGCGCAGATTGTAGCACGTGCGGAAAATACACCTTTGGGTATGCCTGTATATGTAACCAACGCCGGGGAATTTCCCGCCGGAGGTGCGAGCGCATAACGCCGGAGCATAACGAATTATTTAACCGAGGGGACGGGGTGGTTATCCCCGCCCCCTTATTTATTGCAATCTTAATTCCTAATATGGGAAATAAATGGACGTTTTTATGATAAGAATAAATGAAATATGCGAAGCGTTAAAAAATGTGTGCGGGTGGGAGCAATCATACGACCCGGCAAAGGCGATAGACGACAATTTAACGCAGACGGAAAGTGGGTTGTATTTTCAAGGTGCGCACCCGCTTTTGACGTTGGATAATATGGCGGCGATTATGCCGGATGATTGGGGGCTGCAATACCCGGAATGGAACATGATATTGCCGTACAAAGCCGGGCAGAAAGTGAGCCATAACGGTATTGTTTGGATTGCTAAAATTGACAACACCGGAGAGGAACCAACGGCAAGCGATTTTAATAATGATTACAGCCGGGAGGATTACGGAAACCCATATTGGAAACCGTATAATATGTTGACGGACTTTTTGGAGAGAATGACCCGAAACGGAATTGCGACCGCAATACAGACGTTTACACAGATTAAGCAGTTGGATAAAGAAACACGTAATTTGTTGGAGCGAAAAACGTTCTTTGATGGTGCCGGACGCATACGGGCGACGTTGCAAAACAATCATAAGTTGGTAGGATTTGAAATTGTCCCGGTTCGTGCAATGGGAGTGACGGCGAAAATTGAAAAGATAGGTTTGCAAATGACCGGGGGAACCGGGGTTGTTAGAATGTATTTGTTTCATTCGTCGCAGATAGACCCAATAAAGACTTTTGATTTGAATTTTACCGTTACAAATGGCGGTTTTCAGTGGTTCCCGTTAACTGATTGTTATTTGCCGTATATAAGCGACAAGAACAACGCCGGGGGGTCGTGGTTCCTTTGCTACAATCAAGACGAATTACCCGCCGGAATGGAAGCAATTAACGTATCAAAGGATTGGAGCCGGGAGCCGTGCGGAACGTGCAACATGGGTTCCGTTGAGGTTTGGCGAGAATTGACAAAGTATTTGCAAGTAACGCCGTTTATGTACCATGCGCCGGAAACGTTCGCAGAATATCCGGAATTATGGGACATTGCGCAAACCTTATACACAAGAACACAGAATTACGGGTTGAATTGCGAAATTACAATTGGATGCGATTTAACCGATTTTGTTATTTCTCAAAGGGCTATTTTCCAAACCGTGATACAACGGCAAGTTGCCGCAATTGCGTTGCGTACGTTAGCAATGAACCCCAACGTAAGGGTAAACCGCAATCAGTCAAACGCAAGCCGTACAGACATTTTGTATGAGTTGGACGGGAACACGTCCGGCGTTAGACCCGGCGGGTTGGGGTATGATTTAAAAAAGGCGTATGAGGCATTGCGGATTGATACGCAGGGATTAGACCGCATTTGTTTAAGTTGTAACAACAGAGGCGTAAAATACAGAACCGTGTAATTATATAACTCAAAGGGAAAGTTGTATATAATTTCATGTAAAAATTGTATTTATGAAAAAGATAACCGATTTACGAAAAAGGGTTGCGGATTTCAACGAGGCTTTGACGTCCGGGCGGATAATACAAAACATTATATGGGACAATGAGGCATATATAGTTGATTTAAACGCCGAGGAACAATTGTTTGAACAAGGTATTAACCGTTTGGGCGTCGAAATTTCGGATTATGCACCATACAGCCCCGTAACAATCGCAATTAAAGAGGCTAAGGGACAGCCGACAAACCGGGTAACGTTACGGGATGAGGGAGATTTTGAAAGTAGCTTTTTTTTGGAAGTTGGCGACAAGCAATTTGAAATTAAGGCGTCCGATTTTAAGACAGAGGATTTAATAAAAAAATACGGGCGTCAGATATTGGGTTTAACCGACGAAAATATTTCAATATTGATTTGGAAATATATTTTCCCGGATTTAATGGACGAAGCAAAAAAACAAATTTATGGCAAATAAGGTAAAAGCCCCGGTTGTTGACAACCCGGAATTGTTAGACCGGATTATTGGGAACATTCAAAACGGATTGGTTGATAATTTGCCGTGGTTGGATTATGCGTTTGGCAGGGCGGAAAGACTTGTTAAAATGAACGCAAACCAAAAACGCTATTATACGCCAAACGTGTATTCCGGGAAAAACGAATATATGGAAGTTTGCCCCGATGCGGGTATTGGTAATTTCTGTTTCTTTTGGGTTGACGACCCGCAAAATATCAGTTGGGAACCCGGAGTTGATATTGGCATAAAAACGGCGTTTTCGATTATCTTTTGGTTTGATTACAGAAAGATATACAACGATGCAAGCACACGCAACAAAGAGGATTTGAAGCGGCAAATATTGGACGTTTTGAACGGCGGTTTTTTGGTGCGAAATGGAAGTTACAGAATAAACAAAGTGTACGAATTGGCGGAAAACATTTACAGGGGCTTTTCGTTGGATGAAATAGAAAACCAATTTTTAATGCACCCGTTCGGCGGATTCCGGTTTGAGGGCGAATTGAGTATTGGAGAAACATGTAAATTGTAGTATATGGAACATTTTATTTATAACATTATTGTTGTCGCATTAATAGCGGCTTTTGTGCTGACGTTATTACGCAAATGGGGCGTCATTTAATGGGTACAGATTCACGGGAACGATTTCTTTTCAAAGATGTTTAATTGCGATTTCTGTTTGTCGTGGTGGACGTGCGTTTTGATTTGTTTCTTTGCGTTGATATTTACCGGGAACCTCTCATTTTTGGGCGTTCCCTTTTGTAGTACAATGATAACACGTGTTTTATTATGAAGAATGTACAAATAAAAGGAATGAACGTTGAGTTGTATGATTCAATCGAGGATTTGCCAATTATGCGTTTCCACAAGTATAACAAAATGCTTTTGGTTGACGCCGGGGTTGGTTCCGATTTGTCGGATTTAGACCGGCATATTGAAAAGGTAATACGTTATTTGAACAGCCCAACGCCAAACATGGCAACCGTTGAGTTGGAAAATATGCGCCAAAACATATATTTCATTCAATCCGAGGTTTCCCCCCGACATTTGGCTTTTGCCGTGTTGGTTAAATCAATAAATGGTAAACCCCGAAATGATTTGTCAGATGATGGATTGCAACAAACAATGAGTCTTTTTAAAGACGTTGCAAATTCAGAGATAACCGCCCATTTGGAAGCGGTTAAAAAAAAAATAGACGATGAATTGCGTTTGTATTTTCCCCGGTTGTTCGATGATGCGACATTGAAAGAGTATTACGATAAATTGAGACAAAGAACGATTGTTGTATTACGCACAATAATAGACGGTCGGGCAACCGAGGCGGACGCAAAAGAGATTGACGACATTACGGCGGAGTTGATAACCTATTTCAACCCGCAGATGTTTACCGGGTCGGAAAGCGTGGAAATTAGGCATGACAGACAATTTGAAAATATGTGTTTGATATTGTCCCAAAATTTGCATGTTGACCCAAAGAAATTTACTGTTTTGGAATATTACAACGCATTTGAGTATATCAAGGAACAAGCCCAAAAAGCAAACAAGCAAAAAAAGGTAAAATAAGGCTATTTCCGGCGTTTTTATTTTTAGGCGATAAATTACACGTTTGAGAAAAGAAGATGCAACAGACGGGGAATTTCCCGTAAACAACTTAATAATCGGCGTATGGCAGATAATAACAACCCAATCAAATATTCGGATTTAATAAGTCCGGATAATTCGATTACAGATTTGATAAAACAATTGGATGAACTTTCGGACACCTATACAAATGCACTGAAAAATATCAAAGCCGAGGCAATACAATTGGCGGAGATTCTGAAAAAGGTTTCCGGCGCAACGGAGGACGGGCGAAAGACAAAAAAGCCGCAGACGATGCCGAACGTTTGGCACGTGCGCAACGTGATTTGGCGTTTGCAGAAAGCGAGAACGCCAAAAAGTTAGCCGAGTTAAAATTGGCACAGCAGGAAGCGAACCAAATTAATAAACTGATTGTGAAAATAAATCAATCCGCCGAGGGTAGTTATAACCGTTTATCGGCGCAATATTCATTGAATAAGATTTATTTAAACAACATGACTAAAGCCGAACGGGAAAACACCGAGGAGGGGCGAAAATTGGTCGCACAAACCAAAGAAATATACGAAGAAATGAAACGTTTGCAGGAAGCAACCGGGAAATTTCAATTGAACGTCGGAAATTATACGGAGGCGTCCGACGCAATTATTGCGTATGGCGACAAATTAAAAGAAACGTTAGGTTTAAATAGCGCATTTGGCGAAAGTCTTTTGGCGTTAGGACGTGGCGGGGCTGAAAGTAAAGCCGTTTTTACAGCTATTGGCGACGGGGCAAAAGCATTGGGAAAAACTTTGTTGGGATTACTTTCAAACCCGGTTTTTTTGGCGATTGCCGGAATTGCGGCGACGGGTGCGGCGTTTAAATGGTGGTACGATTATAACGCCGGGTTAGTTGAGGCAACGAGATTGACGCAACAATTTACCGGGAAAAGTGGCGATGATTTGAAAGCGTTTAGAAATGAGGTGCAAGCCGTCGCCGATTCATTCAACGCAGATTTCCGGGAAACATTGATTGCAACAAACGCATTATCAAAACAATTTGGTATTTCTGCAAATGAGGCATTGCAATTGGTTAAGGATGGGTTTTTAGCCGGAGGCGATGCGAACGGGGAATTTTTAGACACGTTGAAAGAATACCCGGCATATTTCAAAGAGGCGGGAATATCAGCAGACCAATTTGTTGCAATTGTTACCCAAACAAACAAAATGGGTATCTTTTCAGACAAAGGCGTTGATGCAATTAAGGAGGCAAATTTGCGTTTGCGTGAAATGACGACGGCGACGGCGGCGGCTTTGGATGGTATTGGTATTTCGTCGGAACAAGTTCAAAAAGATTTGCAGACCGGAACCAAAACAACGTTCGATGTTATACAAGACGTTTCCGCAAAATTGGCAGAATTGCCGGATAATGCGGCAACGGTCGGGGCTGCAATTGCAGATATATTCGGGGGGCCCGGAGAGGACGCCGGATTGCAGTATTTGCGCACGTTGAAAGATATTTCAACAAACATGGATGAAGTAAAAGGGAAAGCCGGAGTTTTGGCGCAATTGCAGGAGGAACAATTGCAAAGCCAAATTGAGTTGCAAAACGCATTATCCGGGTTGTTTGACGCAACCGGATGGAATTTTGAAACGTTGACAACGCAGGCAAAAGTTTTTGTTAACCAAGGATTGACGGCGATAATAAAAGGGGTTATTGATGTTGTCAATTACTTTATTGAGTTGTACAATGAAAGTGTTTTGATACGTGCCATTTGGAACGGTATAGTTACCGGATTTAAAACCACATTTGACACGTTGGGAAATTTGTTTGGATTCTTTATTGATATTGTCAAAGCAACCGGAACCGCATTAAAGGGAGCGTTTACGTTGGATTTTGACGACGTTAAAAAAGGGTTGTCAGATTATGCAGCCGCATACGGAAATTTGGTAAAAGCACAAGTAAGGGACATTACCCAAAATTTCAAAGAGGGGTTGGATGATATGCAAAAGAAAATAAAGCCGATAACAATCCCCGTTTCCGTAGGAGATACGCCAAAAGAACCGACCGGGAACAAACCCGTAACAACACAGAACCCAACCGTAACGCCGAGGGGTAAAAGCGATGCGGAAAAGGCAGCAGAACAGCAAGCAAAACAAATTGAGGCGGCATATAAAAAGAATTTGGAAGCAACCCGAAAATTGCAGGATGCACAATTGCAGTTGGAAACCGACGAATGGGCAAAGCGTCGCCAACAAACGCAATATCAGTATTCCCGCCAAATTGAGGATTTACAACACCAATTGCAGACCGAAAAGGATTTGAACGAAACCGGACGCCAAGCGATAAACGCCACAATTACGGCGTTGGAACAGCAACAAACCGAGGCATTATTGAAAATCGAACAAGACCGACAATTGCAGGAATTGGCGTTGCAGAAAGAAAGCATTGAATTACGTTTGCAAGCAGTCAAAGAGGGAAGCGAGCAGGAAAGACAATTGCGGATGCAGTTGTTGGAAAACGAAAGACAAACCGCATTATTACAGAACCAACAGAAACCGACCGGGCAACAGCAAGACGTCGGAGCGATTAATGCAAGTTTTGACGCAAAGGGAGCCAGAATTGCGGACGAATATTTGCAAGCGCAATTACAGATATTCGACCAACAACAAGCGTTGGCACAATCGGAGTTTGATTTGTTGAGAAATTCAGAAGCCCGGAAAACTCAATTTCGTTTGCAAGCAGAAAAGGAACGTTTGCAAAAGGTTTTAGAATTAAATCAGCAAGCCGCCAATAAATTGTCTGATGTTGAGGTACAAACAATTCAAAACACTATTAAAAAAATAGACCAAGAAATTGAGCAATCCAAAGGGAAGGAACGAGGAACAGACATCTACGGTTTGTTTGGGCTTAATTTGGACGACGACCAAAAAGAGGCAATTAATACGTCTATGCAATTTGCATTGGATGCGTTAAATACATTCACGGCGGCACGTGTTGCCGCAGCAGATGCAGCCGTTGAGCAAGCGGATAAAGAGGTTTCCGCCGCACAATCGGCGTTGGATGCAGAATTGGAAGCAAGGGCAAACGGGTACGCCAATAATGTTGTACAAGCGCAAAAGGAGTTGGATTTAGCAAAGAAAAACCAAGAAAAAGCGTTGAAAGAACAACAGAAAGCGCAAAAACAGCAGGCAGCAATACAAACATTGCAGCAAATCGGAAACATGGTAACAGCAACGGCGTTGATTTGGTCGCAATTAGGTTTCCCGCTTGCAATACCTGCAATTGCCGTAATGTGGGCGAGTTTTGCAGCGTCTAAAATCAAGGCGGCGCAATTGGCAAAACAGACCGGAGGAACCGGAGGAACGGAAACATACGGCGACGGTACCGTTGAACTTTTGGAGGGCGGTTCGCACCAAAGCGGAAATGATATTGATTTAGGAACGAAACCGGACGGAACCCGCCGACGTGCCGAGGGAGGCGAATTTTTCGCCGTGATAAATAAACGAAGTTCACGCCGTTTCAGAAAGATAATACCGGACGTTATCAATTCGCTAAACAATGGTACATTTGCACACAAGTATTTAAAATCCTATTCAGACGGAGACGGTTTGACGTTAAACGTTACCGGACAAAGCCCGGATTTACGCAATTTGTCGGATGATGTAAGGGAAATTAAGGAACAGAACCGACGACGGGTTTACGTGGATGGCGACGGAAATACGATTGAAAGTTACAAGAATTTGAAACGTAAAATAAAAAGACTATGACACCAAAATATAGATTCTTTTTGCAGATAGGGGAGGACGGAACCAAACAAACCGTCCGCCCCAATTATAAGGATGATTTAACGTTGGATTATGAGTTGGAAACAAATCAAAGGTTTTACCGGGCTAAATTGTCCGGTAAAATAAACTTTGTCCGTGCTGATTACGATATTATCAATGACGCCCCGTTTGATTCTGAATTTTTCCTATATATCGAAAAAAGCGATGATTGGGGACAAACATACAATCAATACTATAAAGCAAAGTTTATGAAAACGGATTGTACGTTTAATGATGATGATAAATTGGTTACGGTACAGCCGGAAACAATAGACCAATACAACGACGTTTTGGCAGGATTGGAAAAGGAATACAATTTAATTGAGTTGGCCCCACAAATCGAATTTCTTACAATAAGAAAACGCCCATTGATACAAATATACGTTCCCGGAGATAGTATTGTTTCGTGCTTTTTGGGCGGCACGAATTGGGAACAAGACGCAAACGCCACGACTGACCAAAACGCATTAATACAAACCTATCATTTTGCACTATGTAATATTTTGAAAGAAATACAAATTACGTCGCACGGTTCCCCGGCGGTAATATCCGGGCTTTATACTGGGCGGATGTCGACGGGTGTAAGTTCTGATGAATTTATGGGAGATTTATACCCGGAATTAAATGTAAATTATTATATCCATATTGCACAAAAACAAGTTGCGGGTGGGCTACCTATTGGGCTAGCAGGTGTTGAGATACGCCGCCGTTCTGATGATGTGGTAATGTTCCGGTTTACAAAGATAACGCAAGAACCTTTTGATACGTTGGAATTTGATTTAACCGCCGTTGAGGGTTCCGGAGCAACGGGTACGATGCACGCCGATATGAAAAGTTATAATATATACGCCCGATATTTGGTTGATGTTGATAAAATAGACGATTTAGATACATACCCGTTGCCGTCCGATGATATTGTAGATAATAATAGAAATTACCACTGGGCAATTGGTTACGCAATCGACGTGGCATTTATATCTAAAAATTTTTCAGATACGCCGACCGAGTGGGGATTAGCCGACAGTGGAAAGTATTTTGAGCCGCCTTATTACATAGATGGACAAACGTTTTATCCAATCGCCCGGTCAACGTGGCGTTATGCGTCGTTATGGTTTGGGTTTTATCTGATGGATTGGATATTAGAGGAAAAAGCCCGAAAAGCATATACTTTGCGTGATGCGTTTACATTGTCGTCATGTATCAATGTGCTATTAAAAGAATTTGCGCCCGGAATAACGCATGAAGCGACGCCGGAATACAGCCAATTTCTTTATAACACAAACAATCCTATTTCCAGGCAGTCATTTAAGTTGCTAATAAGTCAGAAAAGTAATATCATTAATGGCGAATATAAAACCCCGGCGCAAAAAGCCCCGATTACATTACAACAGATTATGACGATGTTACGGGATATTTACAAATGTTATTGGTATATTGAGGACGGAAAATTTAAAATTGAACAGGTAAGTTGGTTTAGAAATGGCGGTTCGTATGGATATAACCCGATTATTGATTATGATTTAACACAATTAGAAAACGTTAGGAACGGCAAAAAATTAGCTTTTGCAACGTCTGAATATTCATTTGACAAAGTAGAAATGCCGGAACGTTATCAATTTGAGTGGATGGATGATGTAACAACACCATTTAAGGGTTTACCAATAGAAATTACGTCCAAATATGTAACAGCCGGAAAGATAGAAGAAATAAATATTTCCAATTTTACGTCCGATATTGATTTGATGTTGTTAAACCCCGGTGCAATTAGTTTGGATGGATTCGCATTGTTTGCGGCGGTTATGCCGTCCGGAGGTGGACAATTGGAATTGCCGTTTACAAGACAAACCGTTGATGGCGTAGAATATTTTTTGCAAAATGGATATTTATCGTTTATCAATATACAACCGACATATTGGGTTTATGATATGCCCGCCCGTAACTTTAAAATAAATAATGCTCAAAGTTATGCGATGGGAGGTATAG